ACTTTGATAAGTTCAGGAATCACGGATTGAATCTTTCTGCTGGTGATTTAAGGCGGAATCACTTTCTTGTGTACCCCGAATTGATGTCAGACCTTCACGAACCTTGCATTGAAGCGACTGAACCTATTCCATACTTTGCGGACAAGATACTTTTGAACTTCTCATCTCGTTATCGCAATTACGATATCAACTACTTCCCACTCAAAGAACACAAGTGCGTTTTCTTTGGATACGAAGATGAGTACATTGCATTCACCGATAGATGGCAGTTAGATTGTGAACTGCTGAAATGTCAAGATGCTTTGATGTTGGCAACTATTATCGGCAGTTCAAAGGCATTCATCGGAAATCAATCAAGCACATACGCCATTGCCGAACAAATGAAGGTTAAACGATTGCTTGAGGTGTATGTTCACTCACCGAATGTCATACCCGTCAACAATGGCTTTGACTATGTAACAAATCAAGCGTTTAATCACTTACTTAAAACTCTATGAAATTACTGATATTAACTGACGGAATCAATGGTGTAGTTTACCACCGCTTATTCACGCCACATCTACGGATGCAGATTGACGGACAAGCGGATGTCAGCGTTTGTCAATCCCAAGAAGAATGGCTCACACTTGACTATCGTGCATTTGATTTGGTTATCTTCTCACGATGGCTTGGTGCAAGGCATTATGATGTGTTGAAGAAGATTGCTGATTCAGGCACTCCCTATGTCGTCGACATTGATGACTATTGGGTGCTTCCTAAATACAACCCGGCATATTGGGTGTATCGCAAAGGAATCAAGCAAGGTGTGAAGGATGCCATCAATTACGCAGATGCGGTGATCACCACAACTCCAGCACTTGCCAAAGAGATTCGTCAAATCAACGAGAATGTCATCATTGCATCTAACTGCCTTGACTACACACACAAGCAATGGGAAGCCGAACCGATGGAACGAACCGACAAAGTGAAGGTCGGTTGGGTTGGTGGTGTTACACACGAGGAGGACTTGAAGCTCATTGCTGACCAAATCAAAGGAATGGACATTGAGTTCTACATCTGCGGTTATACACCAGGAGAGATTTGGAATCGCATTGCCAAGAGTATGCCTGATGCAAAGATAGTTGAAGGCACAAGCGTGTTTGAATATGGTGAGGTTTATCGTCACTTTGACTTCGTGGTTGCACCATTGCAAGATACCAAGTTCAACCAATGCAAATCTGAGCTGAAGATAGTTGAAGCGAGTGCATACAAAAAGCCAATCATTTGTTCTGCGGTGTATCCCTACTTGTACCATCAAGCAAATGACGGGGTTTTGTTGGTAACTCAAAACGATTGGAGGACTGCGATTCAAAAGATGATTGATGTTGGTCATTCAGTTCGTCAATCAATGGGCGTGAGCAATTACGACTACTGCCAAAAGCATCACAACCTTGATCTACACAACTTGACAAGATTGCAGTTATACAAATCGTTGTGCAAATAAACTACACACGACCATATCTAACCAACTACCAAAAGGACATCCTTGATTGCGATGCCCGTTTCACGATTACGGCTGCGAGTACCAAGACCGGCAAGACGGCATCACATATCATTTGGCTCTTTGAACAAGCACTCCAATGCAAGGATGGTCAATCGGTGTGGTGGGTTGCACCAGTATACCAACAAGCGGAAATTGCATTCCGAAGGATGAAGAACCAAGTCACGGACAAGAACTTCTTCATCAGCAACGAAACAAAACTATTGTTGACCTTGCCAACGGGTGCAAGGATTGAATTCAAGTCAGGCGAGAAACCTGACAACCTATATGGTGATGATGTCTATGCTGCCGTGATTGATGAGGCATCAAGGATGCGTGAGGAATCGTGGTATGCACTCCGTTCAACGCTGACTGCAACACAAGGCAAATGCAAACTGATTGGCAATGTCAAAGGCAAAAAGAATTGGTTCTACAAATTAGGGGAACGAGCAAGGCAAGGAGAACCCGACTACAAGTATTTCAAAATAACGGCATACGATGCAGCAAGGGAAGGCATCATCACGGAATCGGAGATTGCACAAGCAAGGCGTGATCTACCTGATTATGTGTTTCGTGAATTGTACCTTGCAGAACCAGCAGATGACAAGTCAAATCCGTTTGGCTTGGATGCAATCCGCAAATGTTACCGACCAATTTCATCTATGCCCGTTGTTGCTTGGGGAGTAGATTTGGCAAAGTATTCGGATTACACGGTAATCATCGGACTGGATGCAAACAATTGTGTATCATTCTGTGAGAGATTTCAAGCGGATTGGTCAATTACACAAGCAAGGATTGTCAAACTGATTGGCAACAAACCATCGTTTGTGGATAGCACCGGAGTGGGTGATCCTATCGTTGAGCAACTTCAACGCATTTGTCAAAGAGTAAAGGGATTCAAGTTCACAAGCCAAAGCAAACAACAACTTATTGAAGGGTTGGTGATGTCGGTGCAACAAACCGATGTGTTCTTTCCTGAAGAACCGATTGGAAGCGAGATGGAGAACTTTGAATTTGAGTACACAAGAACGGGTGTGCGTTATACTGCACCGCCCGGACTACACGATGACTGCGTGATGGCTCTCGCACTTGCGGTTGATTGCAAAGCTCATAATAGACCAGGAACATTTTATTTTGCATAATATGAATTGGAAAAACATAAGCATCCACCAACTGCAAGAGATTCACTCTTGTCGTGATATGTCTGACCTTGAGAGGCAGATGAACATCCTTGCCATCGCTTTGAATCTTTCAATGGATGAGGTCGAATCAATGACATTGGACAAGCTCACGACCGAGTTTGCAAAGTTGTCGTTCTTGAATGATCTTCCCAAATCACCCATTCAGTTTATGTTCAAACTGCGTGGTCGTTATTTCAAGTTAGCCAAAACGCCAAACGAGATGTGCGGACACCACTTCATTGAACTCCAGCAAGTATTCAACGGAGATGTGATTGAATCGCTGAATAAGATTGTTGCGTTGCTTTCGATTGAGGTTGATTTCTTTGGAAGGAACAAGAAGGTCGTTGATGCTCAGGCACACTATGAGGACAAATGTGCATTGATGATGCACTTGCCTGTTCCACTTCCGTACACCTATGCTCTTTTTTTTTTGGAAGTTTATCCCGAGTTATTGAAAAATATCCTTTGCTCTTTGAAGGAGGAGATGAAGGATATGACGGAGCAGTTGACCAAAGTCCAATAGTTTGGTTGGAGATAGTTGACAAGATTGTCAAAGGTGATCGCACCAAGTGGGATTTCATACTGGATATGCCATTGATTGAGTTCTTGAATGCGATGGCGTTCTACAAAGCCAAGACCAAAGAACGGCAGAAACGATTGGAGGATGCTGCTGGGAAAGGATTCAATCCGTACATTGTGGCTTGTTTGAATGAGATGTTGTGATACCGAGCAGTATAATACCAATCGGTAACAAATAGTGGTGGTTATTTGTTACGGCAGTATTTCAAATTATTGCCAATTTATAGGATTAGTGGGGAATGTTACCCGAATAACTGCATGAAATTTTCCAGTATAAGCATTCAAATGTGTGCAAATTTTCCATCATAACTATATGCATTCGGGTATAATGTGGTATAAAACGCACAAATTATATGCTTTCGGGTACTATAACACACATTATTGTGCAATTATTGTGCAATCAATTAACTAATATATCGGTAAATGTGGTGCAAAATGGGTGCAATTAACCATTATAAAGTGCAAAGATGAGCTTCATTTGAAAAATGAGTGCATTTGGAACGCAACGACTTATCCGCTATTTTTTATCGTGGCTCTATCAATCACCCAACAACCCGATTCGTACCATCCCGCATTCAATGACACAAACTTTGTCATCACGGAATCAAGCGGTGGTATCTACACGAAAGACAATTTCAAGTTCATTGCAAATGTAAAAGTGGCAACGACATCAATTGCCAAACTCAAAGCACCCATCTACTTTGGAAGTACAAACAAGGGGGTGTTCAACATTGGTCGCATAATGGAAAGTTATGTCAGCAACAATTGGTCGTTCACGGATACATCTCCAAGCGGTTGTGTGGATTCCTTCAGCGATTATGAGGTGGAGTTTGGGTATGAGTATTCACCATCCGCAACCGGCACAATCACGGAGTATCTTGATTTAACTTCCGCAACTGGAACTGTTTGGAACGCTGCCTTGAATCCGTTTGATTTGGTTACATACGCACAAGCTCAATATCTTGCCACATCGTCAAGTGCAAAGTTCTTGACAAATGTCAGAACGAGATACATCCATCGCACTCAAAAGGATTGGCTCTATGCTTTGAAAGGTGATGCCACAAGCGTTGTAATTACATACTCTGATGCAAGTACCCAAACATTCACATTGCCTTCGTCTAAGGTCGTTAGAATACCCGTAGGAAGCCAATTGACAATACCGGGTGCAGCGACATACTTTGATGTGGTCTTGAAACTCGGTGGAACTGCAAAGTCAGAAACCTATCGCATCAACATAAAAGATGAGTGCAGTAAATACGAAACAACGGATATCTTCTTTATGAACCGACTCGGTGGATTTGATTCTTTCCGTTTCAATATGGTGCGTAGAGATACATTTGAGGTTGCGAGAAAGCAATTCCAATCCAACCCGTACACACTCGGTGCGACCTACGGTTATGCGACAAGTGTTCGCACTCGTTCAAACTATCATACAACTGCAAGTCAGAAAGTAAAGCTCACATCCAATTGGATTGATGACACCGAATCCGTTTGGTTGAAAGACCTGATTGAATCACCAGTTGTTTATATGTATGACGGCACTTTGTATGCAGTCAACATTGACAATGCCAACTACGAGCAAAAGAAGGGTGTGCAAGACAAGTTGTTCAACCTTGAGCTTGACATTACATTGTCGTTTGCTGACAAATCTCAACGCTTATGATTCAGTTATATGTTGGGATTCCTTCTTCGTATTTAGAGCAAATCGAAGCAGCGTTTGTTGGTCGTACCAATGATGCGTTTGTTGAAGGAGGGGATTGTCGGATTGATAAACTTGAGGCACTTGGTGGAACTTTTGTCAATCGCAGATTGGATTTGTACGACAACTTTGATCTGCTTATCACCAAGTCAATTGCAGACATCAAATCACCCGAACAAAGATCAAGCGAATACACAAAGACAGTTCTTATTCCTGGTACTGCTGCCAACAACAAGTTGTTTGGTCACATCTTTGAGATTGAGCAAAACATTCAAGGATCAACTCAGTTTGCACCCGACTTCAATCCGAATAAGAAAGCGGATGTGGTGGTGTTGCTTGACGAGGTTGAGCAGTTGCGTGGATTCATCAGGTTGATTCAAATTAATGTGCTGGATTCAACGGACATCCAATATGAGTGTTCCTTGCACGGACAAACGGCTGATCTATTCACGACCATCGCAGACCGTAAATTGAATGTGTTGTCGTTCCCTGAATACAATCACACATTGTCAAGTGGGAACATTATTGATTCTTGGGATACTCAGATTGTAAAGAACGGAAGTCCACAAGCATTTGCCTACGGAAGTGGCTATGTTTATGCGATGATTGATAGAGGGTATTCAGGATTGAGGAACATCACTCAATGGGAAGCAGCGTGGTTCACTCCGTGCTTGTATGCCAAAACAATTGTTGATAAGATATTCACAAATGCTGGTTATTCGTACACAAACGATTCGTTCTTTAATACTGACCGATTCAAACGCTTAGTCATTCCACCACCAAACGGATTGACGGGAAACTCTACTTTGTTGACACAACGATTGTTTAAGGCATCAAGAGCAACATCAGGTCAGAGCTTAGATTTGGGAACTACCTTAATCTTCAACAACGATTCAACCGGTGGCAACTTTGACAATGGAGCAAACTACAATCCGACAACTGGTCAATACACCGCACCGATTGGAGGAGCATACAACTTCTTGATTGAATTTGGAATGCAGTTCAATTTGACCGGATATGCTCCAGTCATCCCGGCTGATGTGTTTGGATTGTTTGGTTTGTATGTCAACGGAGTTTTGAAGTCAACTGCAACCATCAACATTGATGTTGCCGTTCAGCCATCATCGGAATATATTTACCTAACATCGCCAAGCGTTGCAAGTGGTGATTTGATTGACATCCGATTGGTGCAGATTTATGATCAATCTAATGCCACAAATTTGACAAATGCCTTGTTCAGTTTGACAATGGGTATCGGTTCGTTTATGGAGAACAACCAAAACGCTTTCAACTTTGCATATAACGAAACGGTTGAATTCTCCATATTCTTAAACTCGGAAGTCAAGCAAAGCGAGATGCTGATGTCGTTTGTCAAGATGTTCAACTTGTACATTGAACCAACCCAAGACCAACCAAAGGTTCTAAGGATTGTTCCCCGTGATGATTTCTACAATGGTGTGAATGTGGATTGGACAAAGAAACTTGATTACTCACAACCCGTTGAGATTATTCCAATGGGTGATCTTGATGCAAATCCTTATGTGTTCAGTTACAAAGAAGGAGCAGATGAATCAAACAAAGAATACCAGGAACTCTATCAATCTACATACGGATCACGCACCTACAAAGTTGACAATGATTTCGTAAAAACTGAGAAGAAGATTGACATCATTTTCTCACCTACTCAGATAAAGAACTATGACAACGGACAAACAAACTTTGTCTTGAGTTATGTTGAAGCTCAGAAGGATGGCGATTTGAGAATCTTGTATTATTCAGGTGTGCAGAACAATGTATCTTGGAGATTCTATGCACCATTCTACGGAGTTGGGAACTTTCCGTATGTGGTACAACGCAAACTGCCGTTGACCATCCACTATGACAACATCGCTAATCCGACCTTTGACATACTATTTGGTATGCCGAAAGAACTTGGTGTTGGTGCTGGTTACAAATACGGCAATTCAAACCTTGTCACAAACTACTATTATCGTTTTATCACGGAGATCACCAATAAAAACTCCAAGATTGCACGAGCTTATTTCAGAATCACCCCATTGGATTGGTTCAATTTACGGTTCAACAACTTGTACTTTTTTGAAGGACAATACTGGAGGTTAAACAAGGTCAGCGACTACAATCCGGTTGAAGAAGGCGTTTATGAATGTGAGTTCCTTCTTGCTCAGTTCATCCCACCAGCAACCATCACAAACAAGAAGATTGGTGCGGGAACGGGGCAAGGACAAGAAACGGAAGATTATGGAGATATTTATCCCGGTGGAAGCAATCCTATCAGACCGGGTATTCGCAAAGTGAATGTAGGCGGAAGCACGGGAAGTGGCGGTGGTGTGTTTACGGGTAGTGATATTGTGCAATCTTCGGATGGTGCAAACAATTCAGGTCTTGGATTAAGGCGAGTGAATTATTCAATGGGTGCTGAAGGAAGCGTGGCACTTGTCTGCACGGACTTTGAAGTCAGCAAACCTGATACACTCTACATTGGCAACTACGAAATGTATCCATCGTTTTTGAGTGGTGGTTCAGTTCAAACAATTACGACTACAACAACGGCAACCGCAAACGACTATATGTTTTTGTGTGATACAACTGCTGGAAGTTTTCAATTGAATCTGCCAAGTCCTACCGGGTTGAGTGGCAAATTGTTTGTGGTCAAGAAAATCAACGCTGGACACACACTTACGGTTGCAACAATTGGCACGGCAAAGATTGACGGAGTAGATGATCACGCTTTGACCGGACAATGGTCATCGCATATAATTACAACAAACGGAACTGATTATTTCATAATATAATGGCACTAAACGCAACGATTGACCTAACCGTCAAAAAACCCGACTTCAAATCAATGAAGTCCGAAATAAGAGAACTGACAGTCGCAGCTCAACAAGCGGTGATGCAGTTCGGTGAGTTCTCACCTGAAGCCGTGAGAGCAGAACAAGCACTTGCTGGTGCGAGAGATAGGATGGAGGATTTCAATGATCGTGTTGCTGCCGTCAATCCCGACAAGTTTGCACAAATCAACACAGTTGTTCAGGGTGTTGCTCGTGGATTCCAAGCAGCACAAGGTGCGATGGCTTTATTTGGCAACGATTCAAAGGATTTGGAAAAGACGATGGTCAAACTTCAAGGTGCGATGGCGTTGGCTGAAGGTCTTGAAGGATTGGGAAAAGTTCAACAACAATTCTCAGCGTTGGCAAACACAATCAAAGGAAAAGTTGTACAAGCATTCTCAACTTTGAGAGGTGCAATCGCAGCATCAGGAATTGGATTGTTGGCAATCGCTTTGGGTTATGTTGTGGCAAATTTTGAAAAGGTATCAAACGCAATCACCAATGCGATTCCTGGTCTTTCAAAAGTGGCGGAGATTATGGGCAATTTGTTTCAACGATTTACCGATTTCATTGGAGTCACATCGGAAGCCGAAAGACAATTGGAAAGTTTCACCAAAGCGACTAATAAAAATAAAACGGAATTACAAGCTCAAATTGAAATACTATCAATTCAAGGTGGCAAAGAACTAGAGATATTCAAAAAGCGGAGGGAGATTGCAGATGCTGACATTGCGTTGATTGAAAAGAGGAGATCTCTTGGAGTTAAATTGACTGCTGATCAACTGACTGAAGAAGCCAAATTGTATGAAGAATCAGTACAAAAGAAAAAGGTTGTTGATGCGGAGGAGAAGAAATACAATGAGGAACAAGCAAAAATAGCAAGAGATAAAAGATTAGAGCATTTGAAAAAACTTCAAGATTTAGAGAATCAAGTTGAAGATGAAAAAATCAAAAAGCGTTTAGCCAATGCAAAGGATGAATATGAAAAATTAAGCTTGACTCAACTCCAATCACTGACCGATGCTGCTCGTGTTTATGACGAACAAATAGCACTTGCAAAAGGCAACGAAGAAGAGATTCAAAAGATTGACGCACTCTATCGTGACAAATCATTGGCGAATGAAGCGGAATTTAATAGGCAAAGAATTGCTCTTAACCTGAAGGCAGATCAACAAATAAGAGATGCAAAACTTTCAATTGCACAAAGCACAGTTGAGGGATTGACGGCATTAAATAACATTTTAACTGCGGAAGACCAAAAGCGTCAAAACATTCAAAAGGGAATCGCACTTGTTGAGATTGCCATTGATACTGCAATTGCCGTGAGTTCGTTAAACGCTGAATCAGCAAAGGCATCCGCAAAAGTTGCTGGAATACTTGGACCAGCAACACCCGTATTCACCGCAGCATACTATGCACAAGGGATTGTTCGCATCTTGGCGAATGTAGCAAAAGCAAAACAAGTGCTATCAGGTGGCAAAGCGTCAGGTGGTGGCGGTGGAGGAGCAATGGGTATCAATGCACCAGCAATGTCAGCACCAAATATCAGCTCATCACTTCCAACAGTAAGCGGATTTGATACAAAGGTTTTTGTGACTGAAGGTGACATCCGCAGAACAACCGATCGTGTGGATACTACGAGAAAAGTGTCCGTTGTCAAATAGTGCTATTTAAGAAAGATGAAGTTACCAGTTTACAAATTAGACATCAACGAGTTTGACGAGGAAACGGGCATTGAGTTCGTATCACTCGTAGAAACTCCAGCCATTCAAAAGGACTTTCTCGCATTTGCAGAAATCACCCAAAGGTTTGAAATAAAGGATGAAGAGAAACGCATCGTTACTGGTGCAGCGATGATTGCTGATTTACCCATCTACCGAAGAGATGATGTGCGTGGCGAATACTATGTAGTGTTCGACAAAGAAAGCATCTTTAAGATTGCAAAAAAGTGGGCAAGAGGCAACAAATATGATTCGGTGAACACACATCACAAAACACCAATCGCAGATGGCGTGAGCTTGTTTGAATCATACATCATTGATCGTGAACGGGGCGTGATGCCACCAAAGGGATTTGAAGAGGTTGCCGATGGTTCTTGGTTTGTTTCATACCTTATTGACAACGATGAAGTGTGGGCAAAAGTCAAGTCAGGCGAGTTCAAAGGATTCTCAGTTGAGGGTGTTTTTGACTTCCCCGTTGATGCTGATGAACAACTCCTTGAGCAAATGAAATCAATCCTTTCCCAATGGAATGGCAAGTAAAATTGCAACACTTACAACTAAAAACTAATTAATATACAAATGAACGCAAAAGAAACATTGAAGGAAATCCGCACAATGCTCGGATTCTCTGACGAAGAAATCAAAGTCGAGATGGCAACCGCCACATTGACTGATGGAACTGTAATCACTTACGAAGGTGAATTGGCAATCGGAACTGCCATCTTCGTTCAAACTGCTGAAGGTGACATTCCAGCACCTGATGCAACTCACGAGGTTGAAGGTGGATTGTTGGTGACAACCGTTGGTGGAATGGTTACTGAAATCGTTGAACCTGAAGTTGAGATTGAAGTTGAAGCCGAAGAGTTCGCAACCGTATCTGCATTCAACGAAGTAGTTGCCAAGATGGAAACTGCAATCGCTGAATTGACTGCTAAGGTGGCAACATTGACTGCATCTAACAACACACACAAAGAAGCAATGAGCAAAGCAATCGACTTGATTGAGAAAGTTGCTGACTTGCCTTCAGAAGAACCCACAAAAACTCCCGTTTCAAACAAGAAGAATGATCAGTTTGAAGCATTGAAAAGATTAAAAAACTCACTAAATAAATAAACTAAAACTATGGCATTTTCAGTCGGATCACTCGTTAATTACAACAACGAACAATCAACAGATTTGTTGGTTAAAGCATTGTTCAGCGGCAAAACTGCTGCTGCGATGTACGCTGCTAACCAAGTGCAAGTAGGTGTTAAGTCATCTGCTGCCTTGAACATTATCGCTTCAACTGTATTCTTTCAAGCCGATGGCTGCGGATACAATCCAAGTGGTACAACTACCTTCACACAAAGAAACATCACCGTTGGTGCGGTGAAAGTTGAAGAAACTCTTTGCCCTAAAACTTTGGAAGCAAAGTGGATGCAGACACAAATTATGCCCGGTTCACCAACAATGATTCCTTTCGAGGAGCAGATTGGTAACGAGAAGGTAGCCGTGATTGCACAAACTTTAGAAACTGCTCTTTGGCAAGGTGATTCTGCAAGTGGTAATCCTAACTTGAACCGTTTCGATGGTTTGATGAAGATCATTGCTGCTGCATCTCCAACATTGGCGAATGCTCTTCCAACAACTTTCACAACCGTAACTGCTGCAAACATCGATGACATCTTGGATCAAATCTATGCAAACATTCCAGCTGCCGTTGCAACCAAAACTGACTTAGTTTGTTTCTTGGGTGTTGACGCTTACAAGTTGATGTTGGTTAATTTGAAGAACGCCAATTTGTTTCACTATGTGGCTGATGCTGCAACTGAAATGGAAATGGTTTATCCTGGAACTAATATGAAGTTAATCGCCGTTGGTGGTTTGAACGGAACAAACAAATTGTTTGCCGGTTCATTGTCAAACTTCTTCTTAGGAACTGACCTTGCAAACGAAGAGGAAATCGCAAAACTTTGGTACTCTGAAGATTCTGACGAAGTTCGTTTCCGTTTGACTTTCAAGTATGGTGTGCAAGTTGCATTCCCATCTGAAGTTGTTTATTTCACCCTTTAATCTGAGATAGGATGCCTTGTTTATTAACATCAGGATTTACCCTTGATTGCAAAGAAGCAATCGGGGGTATCAAAAGCATCCACCTAATCAGTTGGACTGCATCAAAGTTTACCGTTGTTAGTGGTGTAGTTACTGCAACAACTGTTGTAAGCGGTGATGTGTACACTTACGAGCTACCGAAAGCAACCGGATCAATGACAAACACTACAAATGTTTCGATTGAGAACGGCACATCTTTCAACCAAGCAGACATTGCGTTCAAACTTCGCAGATTGTCAACAACCAAACGCAACGAGATGAAACTTCTTGCACAAGGTCGTTGTTATGCAATCGTGAAAACGAACAACGATGAGTATTGGTTGGCTGGTAAGGACTTGGGTTGTGATGTGACCGCAATGGTCAGCAACACGGGTACTGCAATGGGTGATTCTACTGGATACGAAGTAACTCTATCTGCAATCGAAGCCGAAGCACCTTTCATCTTGCAAGGTTCGGTGGTAACTACATTAGGAATTTAAGTACGCTTGATTCATAGAGAAAGGGGGTGGGCGTTTGCTCACCCTTTTTTGTTACATAAAACTCAACTCGCTATTTTGTATTGATGCTGACAATTAACAAACTACAAACGAAGTATTGGTACTTGACTTTGACGGAGAAAGCAAGTGCAGCATCTTATGTATTTACATTCACTCACCGACAAACGGAAACGGTACTAACAAGAACATTGACCGATGTCAGCACACAAACGGAGAGATACAACAAATTCCAATTCATTGAAGGAACAACCGGAACACTCTTGGAAGGCGAACACGAGTATAGTGTAAGCACCAGCGGTGGAACACTTTGTGAAATCGGAATCTTAAAAGTAGAAACCACATCAAGCGTGACACAATACACTCCAACTTTAATAGAAAAAATACACACAATATGAGCAACTCAACAAGCATTTTGGCTGGTGGCGATGGATTCAAATATCACGGCACGGGTACAGTCACATCAGTAGGTTATGCAGCACTTGTAGTCCAAGAAGACACGGTGTTCACTTCATTCTCAGTAGACGGAACAAATGTTCTTTCAGCTCGTGGATTGAGTGCAATCACACTTCAGCAAGGAGCATATCTACCATCAGGTGGAGCATCAAAAATCACCGGATTCATTATCTCCTCAGGATCAGTAATCGGCTACTAAAATGATAGGCATCGGAATTGGCACTCGAAATCGTCTATATAAAGGTCAAGCGTGGGACATCGTACAAGGTTACAAATCACGCATTACAACTGACGGAGGATACTATGAAGGTATCTCTTGCTTACTTAATAAATTAAACAACTTATGAGCAATCTATTAAGTCAAGCGTCACTCGTGATGATTCCGAGTGGATACAAAGAAGATGTTGTTTACTCACCAATTCCCACAAACGGCAACGGCGATTTGTCATTCACCCGAGCATCCAACGGAACGCGAATAAATTCTGCGGGGTTGGTGGAGGTTACGCCGTGGAATTTTGTAGAGCAAAGTTCAAATTTAGGCAGTTGGTCAAATGCGGGTGTAACAATTACCACGGGAATAACTGATGCGTATGGCACGACAAATGCCGTAACTATGAGCAACATTTCAAGCGGTAGTGCTACTGATTACATTGTAAAATATAGCAATGCAATGTCGTTGCCAACGGGTACACAAATAAATTATAGTGTTTACTTAAAAGGAAGTGGAACGATTGGAGTGATTATTGAACGCAGTGTAAGTGGAGATTATTTTTACAATGCTTCTACAGTTTCATTGACAAATGCTTGGGTTCGTTACGATTTTGCATATACTATCGGTGTTGGAGTTAATGCAAACGGGATTGGGTTTTATGTCAGCAACTTAACGGGGACAACCGCAACAAGTGTAGACATTTGTTTTCCGCAAGTCAATTATGGCTCAACCGCCAAACCCTATTTCCCCACTACCGACCGCTTAAATGTACCACGCCTAACTTATCAAAATGGCGGGGGCGGGTGTCCAAGTTTGTTGTTGGAGAAGCAGAGTACGAATTATGTTTTGTCTTCACAGAATTTAGCGACGACTTGGAGTTTATCCAATACAACGGCAACGGCAAATTCTACAACATCACCAGATGGAACGCAGAATGCGAGTAAACTTGAAGATGGGACAAACAATGGGCAACATAGATATTATCAAACTGTGTTAACGGGTTTAACAAATCAAACTTTGTCGTTTTCCATTTATGCAAAACAAGGAACGCACCGATATATTTCGTGGGGGATTACTGACAATACTGCTTATCGTGGGCAAGTTGTAGTTGATTTACAAACGGGAACAATAACAGACCAAACTACAGATAATTCAACTTTGAGCAATTTAAGTGTTGCAAGTCAAGGAAATGGATGGTATAGAATAAGTGGAACAATGGCGGTTTCAGTAAACTATTCGGGTGGCAATGCTTATGCGTTTGGTTTGATGTTAAATAGCGCAAGTTGGTCAACTGCGGGTTATACGGGTACAAATACATTTTGTTATCTATGGGGTGGACAAGCGGAATTAAGTAGTTACCCCACATCCTACATCCCAACCACATCAGCAAGTGCCACAAGGGTGGCGGATGCTTGTTTTAAGACGGGGATAAGTAGTTTGATTGGGCAGACGGAGGGGACGATGTTTATTGATATGGTTCCAACTGATGTAAGCGGTGCGGGTAGATTTATGAATATATACAATGGCTCGAATACTTCTAATGGGTGGAATGCTATAATTTCAAGTGGAGGCACGCCAAATACATTTCGTTTTTATGGCGATGGATTTGATTTTCAGGGCGGGGCGTGTTTGTTTGGAGTTCGTGTAAAAGTTGCACTTGCTTACAAAAATGGTGTTCTTACAAGTGCCTATGTAAATGGGGCGAGTGTTGGGACATTGACCGCAGTAACAACGGGAAAAAGTTATGATACACTAACTTTGGGCGAAGGTCCTTTTGGTTTATCGGGAAGTTGTAATGTCAACGAATCTATAATTTTCCCGACCGCATTAACAAACGCAGAACTTGCATCTTTAACAACTATCTAAAATGATATTCAATAAATTCGAGTTCACCCCTACACAATGGGCAACACTTCGCAAGTTAATAGAACAAACTACAACCACACCCGACGGAGAGCAAACCAGTTGGAAAGATTGTGCAGTTGTTGAAATAGGATTTATTTGTTTAGAGTGGGGGCAAGTGGATGACAAACCCGTTTGCATTAAGCAGTCCGACAAATGGGCGGTTGATATTCTATTCTATGCAGAAGTACCGAAAGAGTTTGAGCCGTATGCGGTTTATCCAAATCCGTGTGGGGTGCATAC